AAATCTTCTATTGTTACTTCTTCATACGTTTGTCCACTTGAATTTTGTGCTGAACCATATAGAGTACCAAAAGTAGCAGGGAAAGCACCAACACCATTTGAGAAATTTACTGTAGCTGATAGAATCTTGTTGTTAGTAAATATTCTTTTTATTAAATCTTGATAAGTTAGATTAGCATAAATCAAAAGTGTTTCATCAGAAATAATTTCAGAAGTTGATTCCAATAATTTTATTCTAGCTAAATTTGTTAATTGTATAGTTGTTAATACCATTGTGATTTATGTTAATAATAATCCTATTCCTACCCACCTCCTAAGAGATGAGTAGAGTAGAATCATTAGACTAAGCTAATGTACCACGTAGAACTGCACCGTAACCACGATTCCCTTCAAATATCTTCTTACCCCATACGAGTAATCCTTTACATGTTGAAACGAATGATGTTGGGTCTGATTCGGAAGGAATAACAGAAACCTTATTTATTTGCATTGCAAATGAACAGAATTCTTTTGTACCTGCCATAAACCAGTAACCAGTTGTGTTATCACCTGCAATAAGTTCACTTCTGTAAACTTCAAAACCTGCGATAGAACCAACCTTACCACCTATAACTGCATTTGTGTAGGCATCTCCTACTGCAGGAATAAATTCAGGAGCTTGTAATAGTAAACCTTCGAATTGAGAGTTAACTACTAGGAAACGTCCTGCCATTGGTGTAAGAGACTTGCCTAGAGCTGTACGAAGTGCAACAATGTATTGGTATACATTTGACTTTGTAAGAGCTAGAGCAACTGCACCTGCAATAGAGTAAGTAGCACCTGCTGTTACTGCACCTCCTGTATAAGCAACACCATCAAGGTCTTTGATAGTTATACTTGTTGCTGAAGTGTATGCTGTAACTAGGTAAGAATTAGTAAGAGTTGGAGTAGTGAAAATTCCACCTACCATTCCTGCTGTGAAAGTCGTACCTGAACCTGTAACAACACCAGTAGTAACTGCAACTGCAACTGTACCAGTAGCATAAGCTGTTCCAATCATGTTTGCAGAGTTAACACCCTTTGCCATGTATGAAAGCAACTGTGTATCAAGGTATTCAGAGATTACTCCCTTTGAACTTTGAGCATACTCGTTGATTGCATTTATATCGTTTTGGATTTTATCAACATCATCAACTCCGAAGTCGAAGTATTTCATAGTGTCAATTATTAAATCTTCGTATGTAGGTGTCAAGTCTTGCTTAACGAGGGTCATACCCTTTGTGTAATCGTTAAGAGTTACCTTACCTGCTGTACGAACACGAACTCTATCTCCACTTTCTTTGATAGTACCTTCGTATTTTGTGTTTGTAATCTTTGTGTAAATAGTCTCATTATATAGAATTTCTATAAGTTTTAGAGAATATTTAATTGGCGTAAACGCCGATAAATTATTTGCCATATTGTTAAATTAAATTAATAACATATTAATGACACAAATAACTATACTTTAGATTTTACCAGATTCCATATCAGCATTAAACTCTTTAGATAGAGATAAGAATTGTTGAGGATTCTCCTGTTGCATTCTTGTCCAATCTTCGAGTGAACGTCTAGCAGTAGAATCTTTCTTACCTGCTGTAGTTCTTTCTAGTTCAATGTGTTGATTTGTTTCAGTAACTTCTCTTGCACCTATCTGTTTTGCTTTATCAAATAGATGACCTTTTGCTAATTCCACTAAGATTTCTTTAATGTTCACTGGAACATTATTTACATTATAGTGTTTAGCTTTAAATTCATCTTTGAATTCAGCAAGTTCAGGATATATCTGAATCGTTTCTTGAAGAGCATTATTGAATGTAGTCTCATTATTTTGTCTTAAAGCAAATGCATATGCAGGGTCTTTCTTCAATTCCTCTACTGCTTGCTTTTTCGCTAAAGTAATAATACTAGATATTCCATTCTGCGTTTCTTCATCAAGATTCTCAAAACCTGGATAATTATTATCTGTGTTTTGTACTTGACTATTGTCTTGTACGTTGCCTTTTAGCATGAGTTCTTCTTTAAGTCTTGCTATTTCAGCATCCTTAATTTTATTTTCATCAAGAATCCTTAAAGCTTCTTTTGAAGACTCACTAAACTTTTTCTGGTAGTCAATAGCAGAAGCGACACTTTCTACTGTTGCGTTTTTAGAGTTATCGTTCTCTTGCGTTCCATTATCTACGGTTTGAGAGTTAGTACTTTGTACGTTCTCAATTTCCTTATCAAAGGAGTTTGCTTCATTATTTTCCATATTATTTATTGGCGTCTCTTACGAGGTTTGCCACATTATTTTATTAAATTACTAACACTTCTTCCCACCTTTCTTCTTTTTCATTTTATTTCATCATCTGTTCTATTTGTTTCTTAGCATATTCCTTTTCGACAGAAGGACTATTAATAAAACCGATAATCGTTCTTAATATTTTAACTTCTGCTGACCTAAAATCTCTAACCTTTTCACTTAATCCTTCATCTGTTACACGTGAAATTGCTTTTTCTTTTTCTTCAATCATGAATGTAAGTACATCTTCATCTGTTAGTTTTCTTCCTTTAAGTGCTTCTTCCCAAGACTTATATGTTGCCTTCTCTTCTTCATTTAATTCAGAGAATGAGCTAACTCCTAACTTCTTTAAAAATTTATTTAACATAATTATATATTCTGTGGTAATGCATTAGTACTTTTAATTGAATCTTGTGGATTGTTTACTTTAGCAGGTGCATCTTGCATTGTATTTAATGGTTGCTGACCTTCAGCTGACATTACTGCTTCTATTTCCTGTGGTGTCCAATTTAATAACTCTAATTCTTTCTTTTTTGCAATCTTTATTGCTACTGGATTGTTCATGAATGAGTTCTTAATGTATTGAATCTTCTTTAGGTCAAAATCATCTTCTGCGTTAGCTTCTGCATCAATCTTAACAATTACTTCATACCCATTTGGTGTCTTCCATTCTGAAGGAAATATATCTTTTGAAACATAATCTCCATTTGGTGCTTTCTTCCATATCTTCATAGAACCTTTTGAATTCTCTTTTAATATGTCATAGAATAGATTACCTAATTCTTTCCAAGCATTACGATAGTTTTTTGATACAACCTGATTCATTCCCTTAGAACCTGCAAGTTGTAGTTTAACCTGACCTAATGTTTGTTCTCCTGCTTCTTTAACTCCTCTTTCTGTTGGTGTTTGAGCTACTGAAGATTGTATTAGGTTCTTTAACCAACTAATTTGGCTAGAAACGTCTCCTAGTGATTCTATGCGAATTTGTTGCATGATTTCTGAAGGGTTTCCTGGGAGTCCGTACATACCAAATGGTTTTGCCTCAAATGCACGTGGTTGGAATGTTCCATTCATTGTATTATAGAAATACATTCCAAAGTTACGATATGTTCTATTCTCTAAATCTTGTGAGATATACATATTAGTAATCTTATTGAAGGTTCGAACATTGTCTGCTATACCGTCTGACCAGAAATCTACTGAATCAGGGTCTGATGCCCAAGTAACAATAGGAATACGAGTTATACCAATAGCTTCTTTAAGAGGAACATCAAGTAATAGAACTGAATCAGTTGCAATAACTCTTAATCTACGTTCAAAAGTTTTATCAGTATCATTCCAAACTAAATCATATGATTCATTAAGTTCAACAAGTAAATCAGATGCACCAAATTCATCAAAGTTAGTAACTCCAAGATTTTCTAATCTTTCTTTACGTAAATGATAAGATTGTTCATCTTCTGCTGATTTAAGTATTCCTCTTTTTGTATCAAGAAATTGTTTTAACTCTTTCTTTGCTTCTGAACTATATTTAGGATTAGCAAGAATTTCTTTTAAAGAACGATAAATGTGTGTTTGTTTAAGGTAAGTTGCTGTCTGAATATCTAGTGGATTAACACGTGGGTCAATTTCAATATCATATCCATCAATAAGGTCAATAAATATTTCCCCCTTAGAAAAAGCAATCTTCTTAAATCCTCTACCTTGTAATCCAACTTGTTTCTTCTCTACGTTATCTAAAATATCTAATTTTAGTTTATCGTAATAAAACTCATACATTGTATTGAATAGTATTTCTCCATCTTTATCTGCATTAGTATTATCACGTGTTTCGAATCTTAGTTTTGGAGCTTCATCAATCTTAGAAATCCAAGACATAATAGTTTCACGTATAATAGGAACATTAATTGGTTGTCTTTGAGTTAGACGATTAATAAAAACCTTATCTCGATAAAGAGCATAGTTTTCATTCCATTGATTGAACCTACGTTCCTTAAATCGTATAGATTCCTCCTTGTCTTTAATGTGATTTGCGATTATTGTATCTTTATCCATTTTTTTTAGTTATATTTTACATTTACATTATAACATAATAATAAATATTTGTCAAGTCTAGTATCCCCATTCAGGATAAAGAGCATCTATTCCACCTGATTGCTGTGAATTAGTAAGTATATTTTGACGAATAGGTTGTTGAGGAATCTGCCAAACAGCTAGTGCTAGTGACATAATTCTATCATCATGCTTACCATCTGGCACTTGGATTACAGTAGATATACCACTTTCACTCAATCCATATGTCATTGACTTTAATTCATTAATAAGAACTTCATCATTTGGTATTTTAATCTTATCTTGTTCTAATAAAATCTGTAAATTCTTTAAAATATCAGTTCTAGAAGCTTTATTAAATCTAAATGGCTTAATATTCATTCCACGTGAATATAAATCATCATAAATAGGTTCTCCTACTCCTGTAGAGTCAATCATTATCAAACCTTTGTTATATTTTAGATATGCATTTTCAATTCTAGCTTTTTGTAGGTTATAATCCATCTGATTAAATGAATCTTGCTTCTGTAAGTGGAAATCATTAAGATTAAACGGAGAAATAACAGTAAAGTCGTTATATTTAGCCAAATCTACTCCAATTTGGTATAAAGAAAGCTCTTTAGGATTATATTCTTCCATTTTATAGGTATTTTCATCTATTCTCTTAAAGAATCCAAGTCCATTATCAAGGAAAATACAGTAATATTCCTGCTTAAATAGGTCTAATGGCATTTCCATACGAGCTTCTTCTAAATCTTCATTAGATAGAGCTTTAGTATCCTCAACTGTAAGAGTCTCACAGAACCATTTAGGGTCTTTTTTTACTGTTTGCATTAAATCGTAAGCATGGTTGATTCCACGTGGAGTCATAATGAAGATAGCCCATCCTCCGTTTTCACGTAAAATAGGAGATATGAAGTTCCATACGTCAGGTTTCATAAGAGAGTACTCCGAGAATACAACTCCAATAGGGTTTGTTCCAACAATACGGTCAATGTTATCAGCTCCAACCATCTGAAGAATAGAACCATTAACAAGTTCTATTATCATATCTGATTGGTTGATTGATTTTACTATTTCTTTTGGGAAGTGGTCTAGGAATTTGAATCCTGACTTATCTGCACCTGTCCAGATAACCTTTTTTGACTGTGAATACGTAGGCAAAAAATAGTAATATGTTCCTACACGTTCCATCATTTTTTTGGGTAAATTTGCAAAAATTGTCTTATCTTTTCCTGACCTACGGTGTGCCACCCAAAAAAGCCTCTTGATTCCACTATCCCACGCTTTTAAAATAGGAATTTGATATTTTCTAGGACTATAGTGGTGTGGCAAAGTTATTTCCATAATGTTTTTTCGTGTTCTCTTAATTTTATAATATTACAATTTGCACACAAAACTTGATAGCCTTCTGGATAATTTTGTTTTCTAATCCATCTATAAAAATTAGTCCCTGCACAAGTTCTATCACCAAATTGTTCTCGCCTTTCCTCTGCTCCATTATTATATATATGGTCTAACTGCAATGCTCGTATATCATTAAATCTACAATGAGTACATTTAATATCACCATTAGAGTAATTATTTAAAACATCTAATTTTAATCTATCTCTCTCAATTCTGCCTAACTCATTATTCCTTTCAGGATTTTTCAAACGCCAATTTTTATTGTATTCTTTGATTTTATCTTTGTGTTTTAATCTATATTCTTTCTGCCAGTTCTTTTCATATTCTTTTGTCCATTTTTTTATCTCCATAGTTTAATTCTTATATTCTTATATCTAGCTCTTATTTGTTTTTTAGTTCCACGATTACCAACAAGTAATTTCATAGTAGTAAATATTTTATAGAATTTATACCAAGGTAATTGTATAAAAGTAAGTTTTTTATAGTATATTTTCATCTTCTTTTACTATTACATCTCTGATAATATGCTCTTCGACTTGCTTAATAGTATCATCTACTATTTTATTCTCTAGTTCTATAGGGTCAGCATAAGATATAGAGTTAATCTTAATCTCTCCACTCATATCTCCCTTAATCTCTGTTTTACTAGAGTATCCTTCATCTTTACCAAGAGTAGTAACAATAGTTTTTGAAATATCAGCTACAACACGTAGAATATCCTTATCAATAACCTCTTCTTCTGTACCGTCATCTTTTAACTTCATTTTAGAATAATCCATAGATAGAATTCTACTAAGGTTACGTTCAGCTCTAGACATCATTGTAGAACGTCTTAGTTTATCTTTCTTCTTTTTAAACCAAGCTAGATTACCTAGATTAAGTGCTGTATTAGGAGCATAGCCTGCATCTAGTCCTGCCTGTTTAGCATTAGGTTTACCTGCTCTCCAAGATTTAATATAGTTATCCCAAGCAACATCTTGTCTATCATCCTTCCAAGGACCAGTAGAACGTAGCTTAGGGTCTACTACTTGACGTTCTTCTACAGTACCATCATCAAGAGTATGTAGTTTAGTAATCATTTTATCCATATTATTTTTCTACAACTAATTCTTTCTTTACTGTATCTTTCTTAGCTTTAAGTTTAGAAGCTTCAGTTATGATAGCTAGTATATGACGCTTAAAGTCAGGTATATTATCTAATGGAATATTAGCTTCTACTAACCTACCATCATACATCATAGAGATAGATAACATAGCAATCATCTTGCCTGTTTCTTCTGCTTCAGCATCCTTAACTACTAAACCGACCACAGGAACTTTATTCTTATAAGCTTCTCCTAAAGAGAAATGTTTTGTTACTTTTTTCATATTATATATTATAGCATATATTAATTAATTTGTCAAGTATATTAACATTATCCACAGGTTTATCCCTTGACAAATTATTTTGGATATGTTATAATGTAACTACATGAATGGCTCTAAATTGAGTACCAATTCTCGTACCTAAATTGTAAGTTAGTTATTGTTGGTATGAGGAGATTATCTTTTTCTAGGGGTCTTTTTCTTTCTTCTTTTTCTTCGCAGACTTGTTTTATCTTGTTTTCTTTTAAAAAGGTTAAATGGGCGAAAACTCTTTAACTTTAATCTTTAATACTTGTACACTAACACTCTTATGTGTGAAGATTCTTTTGTATATATTTGTAATACATAATATTATAGAAATGGTGTAGTGGTATTTGGACTGCTTCGCCCGTTGCGTATTATAAAAAATTCCCCCCTATCGTCAACACTAACATGAAATCATAAAGTTGTCAATAGCTTATGATAATACAATATAATTTTATAGTTGTCAATGATTGTATATGCCCTTTAACACACATATACATGGTTGTCAAGTGGTCAACATTACAACACATTACAGGGGAAGAGAGAGCTAGACAAGGCATTTATCCCGTGTTATAACACACATTAAACACAACTACAACACATATAAACCCTTTAGTCTATTGTATAATATAGTCATATAGTCTATAATATGTACATTATCATTTAATTAATACATAATATATGTTAATCAATGGAAAGAGAGAAAAACAACAAGTGTGTAGTATAGAATATTGTCGGGGTTGTGATTATGAGAGTATGAAAGATATAGAACAAGATAAAGGGAGTTTATGGGAGATAGTGGGGGGGTTGGCTTTGGTCGGTATTATTATAATAGTAACATTTATCTTAATATAATATGACACCAGAGATTTTAAAGATGATTGAGAGTTTATCATCACATATAGGTTAATGTATCAATGCTTGTCTATAACTAGATTATAGGCTTGCATGGGTAAACTAACAATTAATATTATTGTTTATCCTTATGTAATCGTGTATTTAATTACACTATCGTGCTAGTACATTAAAAAATAAATATGTTATATATTAAAATTTAATGAATTTAAGTTACATAAAACAAATATAAAAAAAGATAAAAAAACAACAAGTAAACCTATTTACAAGGTAGGTGAGGAAGTATATAATAGTGATGAAGGGCAAAGGTCTGTTATCTTATCCTTAATAGGATATGATAAAGAGTATGATGAATATAGTTATGGGGTTAGATGTTTAGAAGATAATGGTAGTATACATAGTGTTGGTGAAAGTGATTTAGAAAAACTAACAGTAGTAAAAGTAACACTAGAAGAGTTAGAAAATTACTATATTGAAAACCACTTAGATGGTACAAATACACTAGAGATAGTCAAGAGTAAATAGTGTAGATTAAATTAAATAATCCGTAAAGGTCGAAAACATTATAAACAAGGTAATAAAGAATATAAAAATATATGTTAAGAGTAGGTGATAAAATAAAGAATCTAAGACAAGGTGGTACTAATGGGGGTAAATATGGTACTATCATAGACATAGATTTTGGTAAAGCTTATGTAATGTATGATGATGGTAGTGAGGGTAGTAGTGATGAGCCAGATAGATACTATCAATTTGTTAGTAGAAGTGAAGTTAGTAGATGTGAAGGTGGAAGTTGTGCTATTAATAATGAAGTAACAGGAATAAATAAAATTATGTTAAATGTAAAAGAGTTTGTTAAGAATAGTTTATTAAGTGCTGATGAAAAGGCTTTGCGTGAAGTTGGATTTAAAGATAGTTGTGGTGATTTTACACAAACAGCTAAAGACTTTGCTATTATCTCTCTATGTGAAGATAAAGAAGCAAAGATGATTGAAGTTGCTAAGGCAATCCAAACAGAAGCAAAGAAGAAATAATTTAATATAGGGTACAATAAATGCATAATCTAAAGTAATGTTTATACTCTATCCCTAGTCTATCATGGGGATAGGGATATAAGAATTACAAGGTCGGATTATTAATTAGTTTAGTAAAATATTATGGCAACAGTAATTAAGGGAAGTAGTGATAATTTTAAAGTAGGTGATATTATAGTACCTATATCATTAAAAACATGGACTAGTGAATATTCTGATAATAGCCCTATAACTAGTAATATGGTTAATAAAACTTTTAAAGTTTTAAAGATATGTACTAGTTAAAAAGAGTAAAAAGAAAGAAGAAAAGGAATTATATACAGGTGGGTTTTAATAGGTCGTTTATTAATAAATAATATAGATTATAATTATGGATTTAGAATACGGTGATTTAGTAGAATTTTACATAAAAGGACAAGTTGTTTCATATAGAGTAAGAGAAGAATATTTAGAGAATACCACTATAGGAAGTATGGGATATAATGGTAGGATTTTTCAATTACTTGGAATAGAAGATGATAGATTTTCATTTTGTAGTATGTACTATGGATATGAGGTAAGTCGTGGTGAATTCCCAGAATATAGATGTGGTGATTATAAAGCTTTGAATAGAGTTGTTGAAGCTCTAAATAAAGAGTGTATAAGATTTAATAATGAGTACAAAAAGGTCGTAAAAGATGAAATTAATTATGATGGTGGTTTTTAAATTATATGGATAAAGATATTAAAATTGGTGATTTAGTTAAGGTAAAAGATTTTAGTAAATATTATACTGAATACAATCACCCTAGTATTAATTGTATGCATGGGTTTTATAGTGGTACTAATAGAGTATTAATAAAAAGTGTATGAAAAAGATTAATCCACAAAGACTATCAAGAATTATTATGAGTCGTGAAGTAACCAAAGAAGTAAATACATTATTATTAATGTATAGCTCTCTATCTTCTAGTCAAAGAGAAGAGATAAAACAAATATTAATTAAGAATAGAGATAAATAATATGAGTAAATTTAAGGTCGGTGATAGAGTAAAATATGTATCGGATAAATACGGTGATATTGACTCAAATCCAAAATGGGGGGGTATTTGTGGTAATGTAATTGGTACAATTATGAGAGTTACACCATATAGAGTTGGATTATGTGAATATTTTATAGAGTGGGATAATGGTACAGAAAATAGTGCATATACTGATGATGATTTAGAATTTGCAAAAAAAGAAAAGAAAGAGAAGATATTATATTCTGGTGGATTTTAATTATTAATTTAAGATAAATATTATGAAAGATAAAACTTTATACGATTATGAAGAAGAAAATAATATAACTTGTGAGCATGAGTGGAATAAGCCCATAAGAGAGAATAAAAGTATTATACAAGTTAGGGTAAATGGTGATATTTTTGTGCAAGAAGTTAAGTGTTCAAAATGTGGTGTTGAAGTAGATTTTATATTTAGTAATAAACACCCCGAACAATATATACACGGTACTCTTTAGTATCCTTGTATCCCTACATAACCTTTTTCGTTCTGTTGTGTGGGGATATAAGTATATTAAAATTAATATAACAATATACTTAGTAGCAAGTCATGCATTGTTATTTGAAAAATAAATATGCAAACAGAAGAAAAAGAAGAGGTCTTTTTGTGTGCTGATTGTGAATTGCAATCCAACGTACCTTTTACAAATAATAATGACAAAAATGAAAAGATTTGTCAGAATTGTTTTAGTCTTAATTATTGTTTATGTGCTAATTGTAGTAGCATAACACATAATAACGATACCCAAAGGACAGAAGATGGTTATGTTTGTGAACAGTGTTTTGAAAATAACTATAGTGAGTGTGTAGAGTGTAATAATATGTTTAGGCATAGTCAATTACAAGTATATAATGTTGATAACTACTGTAATGGTTGTTACAATGGTTTAT